TCACCTTATTGTCCATCACTTTCTCAACGCCTCTTCTATGCCATCCAGCTTCTCGAACACCCGCGCAAAGTTTGATCTGACCTCTTTGAACTCACGATCATGCGCAGCTTTGGTTGCTTCGACCTGTGTCTTTAGCACCTCTATCTCGGTGTGGTGGCTGTTGATCTTGGTGTAGATCATCCAGACAAACGCGCAGACGGGGACAACAATATATTTCAGAAAGAGGTCTAGAGTTTCCATGCTGTTGTCCTAATAGCGAAATTGTTGACACAATATAACACGGGCCGACATGGTTTTGAACCCGCGCCGACCCGCCGTTACTTACTCCGACACCTCATCCAGCGATCCTTCAGTTTGCGCAGCTACATGAGCCTCATATGCTGAGATGACCTCTGGTGTGTGCAACAGCGCCACCAAGTCCTGAACCTCTTGTGGCTCACCTGTCACGTCGTCTGACGGTGCAATGACGTGGCGGTGGAAGTTACGACTGATCTCAACTCCATCACGTTCAATGATTGTGGCGTGACGACATTGGATGTGTTTGAAGTCACCGACGATTTCATACTTGTCGATGATAGTGCGTTCTGTAAGTGCCATGATGGCCTCCTTGTGTTTATCGTGGCGTTGTTGCCACCTGACTACCCTGTGATCCAACAGGGGTGTAAGTTAGTTTGACAGGTAATCCATGCTGAAGGAAATATCGCCATCGGATGAGAACTCTGTAGCTTGTAAGGTTGTGTTCCCTAATGTGGTGTCCCAAAGTAAGAGAAGGACGTGGCTCACATTGTTCCGAAGATCCCCACACACGGTAGTCCCAGACGTGAGGTTTAGAGCGGTTGCTCGTCCAACGGTCATAGCACCAAAGTTATTTACTAGAGTTTTAGAACTAAACGGAAGTCCTGTCAGGCGTATAGCACCACTTACAGCACCAAGAGAAGACAGGCGTATGCGTCCTTGAACGTGGACATGGTCCCCTGTTTTAGTGTAAGTCCCAACTGCCGTTAACGCTGTTGCATTGTTAGTCCCATCTGAAATTACAGGCGTCCAAGTTCCCTCCTCGTAATCATCCAGCGTCTTGGCTGCTGAATAAACACCAGTAGCAGTGCCGAGGGTAATACCAGCAGGAATAATAGCATAACCGTTTTGGTCAATCCGCACACGTTCTTCGCCAGACGTCCCGAAAGAAAGATGCCCCAGTTGTACGTTACCTGCACCACCGTTGTTACTGGTGAGCAGCGGCTTAATGTAAGCCATTTCTTCATCTTCCCCGAAGCGGCCAGCGCCAAAGAATGCGATTTTATTACCCGCAAGGGAGGTGTTATTATTTGCAACAATAGCGATAGCAGTATTGCCAGTACCGTTTTGCAGCAGCGCATTACCTCCTGATACGTGCAACATTTTGTCTGGCGAACTCGTGCCAATCCCTACGTCACCGCTGCCGGTGATGCGCACAACCTCTGTTGCCCCTGCCGTGCCGCTTGTGTTTGAGGTAGCACCTGTCATCCACCGATAGTAGCCGCCAGTGGGCATTGTCTGTGTCAGACTTGTTTCCGTACCTAAGACTGCATTACCGTTAAGCACAAGGTCAGACGCCGATGCTGCGTTGTGAGAATTAATCTCCAAACCCCAACCTGTGTTAGATTCACCACTAACGTATAGTGCTGGCTCACCAGAGGGTCCAGTAACGTCAACTTGCGTAAATGAACCAGCCGCAGGGGTTGTTGCCCCGATGACAGTGCTGTTAAGGCCAGTGGACGTTAGCAATGCCCTCTGTACACCAGAAGTGGTCATGCCAATTTGGTTTGCAGCGGGACGAAAGAAGCCCGTGTCCTGATCCTGCAAGAATGTGATGCCTGCGGATGCAGCAGTACCATCGTCGAACTTACCTTCACCAGCTTCATCAACTACACCCTGAAAGTCAGAGATTAGTGTGGATACCTGTGAGGCCAAGGTGGCTACAAGAGACTGTGTAGGGACAATCTTGTAGTCCTGTCCTGTCTGTGTTGCACCAAGGTATGGGTCTGCGAGGGTCAGTGCAGTCGCAGATACGACAGCTTGAATCTCGTAAATTCGACCATCAGGTCCATAGAAGCCTTCCCCGACTTGCACCCCAGCAACGAAGTTTGTGCCAGCCCCTGTGACTGTAGTTGATCCGTTTGTGACACTAACTGTGCCTGTGTCATACCATGCCATTATGCAGGTTCTCCTTAATTGTGATTTCCATTTATGTTACCTGATAAACCTTCCAATAGACGTTGATTGGGCCATTCATCTGGATTAGGGATGTCTTAATCTCAATATCCATTAACACCCTTTGGTCTGTGCCGCTAGACCAGTCGGGGGTGACAAGCGTTGCTGGGTCTCTCGTCCAAGTATGTTGCAAGCCATCCGCAGCATCCCAAACGGTTGATCCAAACCAGCGGAAAGCGTTGTAAACATCTGCTTTGGCTCTCCACAATGAACCTGACTCAACCGAGCTTGCGCTAGTTGGGACTACCCTTGCAACTGCGATAAGAGCAACACGTTGATTAGCCCAAACGTCATCAGTGCCGATCCTGATACCTGTGTTGACGAAGTCAATGTTCACGGTGCCGCCTCTAGAAACTGACCCTGTGTAGGAAAATTGACCGCTATTCAGAACCAGAGGTCTTGAAATAACAACGTCATTAAACTCAGCAGCCCCAGTTTTACGTATGCTCCAGCCTGTTGAGCCGGAGACAAAGTTTGATGACTCTATGGTGCCACCAATCTTAGCGTTGGTAATAGAACCATTAACAATAGCAGCGTTATCAATGTAAGCATCTTTTATGTAAGTGCCAGCAGGATAAACAATACCATCAAATGTCCTTGGAGATGTAAAGATGGTGAACGGGTTATCGCCACCTGCCCCTGTAGAGTTAAAGACAGCAAACTGGTCAGCCCTTACGTTGAACGCAGAGCCACCGACACCAGACAAAAGTTGATAACCTGTGATCGACCCGTTGTTGTCAATCTGAACGCCGTATTTAGCCTCAATGCCGTTAATGGAGGTTGCTGCTTCGGTAATAGAGGTAGTGTTGTCCCCGACAGTGGTGGACAAGGTGGTGATTGAGCTGGCCTGAGTAGTAATAGTCCCTTCAGCACTATCAACTCTAGTTGTTAAGCCAGAGACAGCGGTGGCAGTGCCAGCGATATCCGCATCCAAGCCAATTACAGTTGCTTCTAGCTTCGTGATGTCTGACGCCAAAGCACTATCAGCATCTGCTCTTGCGACTTGCTCTGATAGCAAGAGAGACTTGTTTGCCCCAATTTCTGCTGAAAGCACCAGTTCAGCGGACGCTCTAGCTTCTCTCTCGTCGTTTACGTCTGCTGTCAACGACAACCTTGCGTAGGCTGAGTCCTGAAGGAGATACTCTCGGTCTTTATATCGACCAAGAACCTCTTGAAGGGTAAGCTCAGAAAGATCATACTGCCTTTCGCTAATTGAACGAACGTCCTGCACAGTAAGTGCGATTGAAGGTGCATCAATAGAGCTCAGTGTGATCTCTGCTGAACCCAGACGTGTCTCAACGTCATCCATTTCCGTCTGGGATGCTTTAAGGGTGATTTCTCCCTCACTGATAGTGATACGACCCTCAAGAGCCTCAACACCAAGGACACCATCGTTGACGTTGTAATAGCTGCCTGTGCTGGCGAGGGTGATAGAACCCTCTACAGAGTCTAGATCAATCTCAACGACACTCACACGAGCTTCTAAACCTTCTAATTCAGCAAGGCTTGCCTCTGGCAGAGTAGCAGCGGCAATAGCACTGTTGACGTAAGACGTTGTTGCTTTAAGGGACAGTTCCCCCTCAACAGCATCAAGGTCAATCTTTACCTCATTAACCTGACCCTCTACAGCAGACAGGCCTTGAATAACCACACTGCCTGTAGCGGGATCAACAGTAATGCCAGCGTCATTGACACGACCCTCAAAGGAGGAGGCGTTAAGTGCTAATGTTAGTGCATCAGTTGCAAGCTGGTCCGTAGCTGCTTCTAGCTGCTGCTGGTAGTCAACTGTGATGCTGTAGTCAACCACTAGCGCACGTTCAGATAGGTCTGTGCTTATGTCATCAAACAGTGTGGTCACATCGCCAGCGAAGTTGTCGTAACCAATTACAGCAGGTCCAATGTCCCCAGCAGTAACTTGGCTCGTTGTGGCAAACTCTGGGCCTACAAATCCAGACTTATTCCCAGAGAAGTCTACAGCCCTGATCCAGTAGTAGCGTGTGACCAATGGGGACAGATTACCTCTGTTGAAGGTGTCTCCGAACGCTTTAGCAATCTGAGTTGCATTGGCGATATTACTGTCAGCAGACTCCCAGACTTCCACAAAGTTAAGATCAGGGTCTGCTGGGTTCACCCATGACAAATCAATAAAGCCAAGAGTACCCACAGCCGAAAGGGACGTGGGTAAGGATGGGGCTGTAGTATCACCACCACCTGTGAATAAGACACTGCTGAATGAACCACGGAAACCTGAAATAGTAACAGCACGAACACGGATAGCGTACTCAACACCATCAATCAGGGGGGATAGCTCAATAGTTGGCTCTGACGTAACAGTGCTGGAGTAGCTACTGTCCACAACAGCTTTCCACTCAACCTCGTAGTAGCTAACGTATGCGTTTTGTGCAGGTGTCCACGACACAATAGCACTGTTGATAAACGTACCATCACCCTGCAACCTACCACCACCTGAAGCTGTAAGCCCCAGAATGTCAGTTCCAGCATTGTAAACTGGAAGCGTAGTGTTGTTGGATATGATTGCAGTCTCTTCTGCATTCCAATCAAAAGCTGCTGCTGATGTCTCGCGCAAAGTCAGATTGACCCGAAGATCGCCAGCCTCCTGATTGGAGGCAAAGCGCCAGCCGACGACCTCAAACTCTTTGCCGTCAAATCCATAACGATCATTATCAAACTCAATGATGTCGCCGACCTCAACGCTGAACGCTTCTAGTCCGAAGTCGGCATTGATTGTCATTTGCTCACGCGCTCTGAACAGTGTCAGCTTGGCAAGTCGCTGCGCACTGGCGGCAGATGTCGTAAACGGCAGGGGTAGGTCCAATGCGACCTCTTCTCCGCCATCTTCCCCCCTGAACGCTTGGCTAACAATCTCAGGATAGTCAGCAGTGATGTATCCCTGCGCAGCATCGTTGAATGTGCCACGCACAGCGTTGAAGTTATCACGCATGGAAATGCGCGTTTCAAGATTGATCGGACCACGCAGGTCATCAAGCGTCAGCGTCTTAACTGGCGCGCTGTAAACGCCAACCTTCAACTTCCAGTAGCCTGATCCCCAGAAAAGCGTGCCAGCGCATGATGTCACCATGTCGCCAAGCACAGAGCCAGTTGATCTGGCCGCGCTTACAATGCCGTTCATGGTATATCGAGGTTCAGTGCCGCCACCTTCAAGTGAGACAGACTCATCAGATTCGTTTGCTGCGGCAGCAAAATATACGTCATCAATCGCAGTGTCGTTCAAACCGTAAACACTGGAGATGTAGTCTCGAATGCAAAGCGCCGAGTTGTTGGTGTAAGAGGTTGAATTTGTACGCGGATCGTAGACCTTCTTGCCTCTGATCTTTACAGTGACAAGCGGCAAGCCATTGGCGAACACGTCCTGATTGTATTCATAACGAACGTAAAGATATGCAATGCCATTGCCGACGAAGCTGCTGTCTGCCGATGTTTCTGAGACTAGATCGCTGTCGGCTGCCACTTGATCGCCAAGATGCTTTCTGATCCTAATTTTATCGTCCCAATCAACCTCAGCTTCGCCAGTGCCTGCCGTGCTAACTAGACCAGTGCTTTCGTTCCATGTCGCAATCTGATCGTTGATGTAAATCTCATCAATGGCCTCAATTTCATGCGCGGCGAGGACAATTACTTGATGCAGGTATTTGTTTTTCTCGCCCGTGCTTTCATAGAAGGTAATGACCCCACCCTTGCGAACCTCGCCATACACAAATTCAGCAGGAGCAGCAGCATCACGCGCATTGATCAATGTGCCTTGCGAACCAAAGGACGAAAAGTCTGGCTTTGGGGCGAGTGCGGACATTGCCCAAGAAGTTACGGCGGAAATTGCGAGGTATCCCACAATTGCACCAAAAGTTGTACCAAGAATTGCAGTGCCAGCAAGCGCGGCACCACTAGAGCCTAATGCGCCAAGGATTAACCCACCTACTGTTGCAGGATCGCGCGGAACTCGGTCCCAATCATTCCAGTTCGTGACAGTCAGGTCGCCCAGCTTATACTTCATCTTTTCACCCACGCCCCGTTAATGTCATCTATTGATAGATATACCACACCATCCTTGTCCAAGAAAGCAGCCTTGGTTCCAGTGCAGATGCCCATTGCCACACCAGTTACCCAGCGGCGAGCCTTATCCGTTGTCACAAGCGCACCCATCGGCGGCACGCCATCAACCCGATCCAATCTTTCATCAACAGCCTTCAAGAAGTTTGAATGCCCAAACTCTGACTTCAACTCGCGCCTGCGCAATATCCGATCACCATCCATGTATCGGCCCAGCCAATCATCCGCCCAACCATTGCCGTGCATGGCTCTGAATGCGTCATTGGTGAACGTCAGGCAATCGTGAGCACCCCAAGTAAAAGGTTTGCGCCTGACTGCCTTCAAATATGCGTTTAGGCTCTCTCGCGGCCCCATATGATGTCCTTGTCTTGCAAGTCTGCGACAAACGAAAAGAAGGTGTCGCCATCGTGTCGAGATTGATGATTTGCATCTGTATAACGCCAATTCGCAGCGCTACCTAGTCTGACCAGCTTGCTTTCGACTGACAGCGTGATCGTGCTGGCGTCTCCGCTATCTTCAATAGTCATGGTGTTCATCAAGCCACTGAACACCTCGATTGGCACGGTGGTATCAGTTGTGCCGAAGTATACCTTGCAGGATCGGCGCTGATACGGCTCTTGCAATGCAAGCGACACCAGAGATGCAGGCACACCAGAAAGCTGCAATGTGATGCTCTTTGCCGACAGGTCGTTGACCTCCTCCAACCCGCTGATGTTCAGCAGGTTGCCAGTGCCAAGGTAGGTATCCACACCAATCGTGCGCTCTCCGTAGCCCGTCCAGAAGCGAACTGGAGCAGAGTCAAAGTTCATTTCTACCGCATAAAATGGGCGAACTTCTGGCTGACTGAGTGCCGTCAGAAGTGCGGCTGGAACTGTGCGGCTCATAATGCCTCCATCGCGCTAAAGCTGATCCCGTAGATTGCAGCGTTATTCACGCTCCAAGACTGCTCATTGGATGACAGCCTGAACACGCCCTGTGCGGCCTCTACAGTGACAGGAGCGTTATTTGCTATACTGGTGCGCACGTTGGGCCACACATCCACCGCAGCTCCCCCTATGCCGCCTGTGTCGGTATTTGTAAGCACTTTAAACAACTGGCGAGACGTGCCGCTGCCGATCTGCATGAAGTCACCCGCTTTTAAGTAATCAGTCCGATTGATCGGTGCGCTGTCAATGCTGATCGTGTTGCCAGATGTGGCTGCGCCGTTGACCAGTATAGTGTCCGCATTCCGCGCCGACCCCATTGGGATAAGTGCCAGCGGATCGCCAAGGTAAAACGTGCCAAGCTGACCCTTGAGGGAAACCAGCCAAGCGACCCACTGCTCGGCATCTGATCGCCTCATCGGCGGCAAGGTCACATCAGCCTGCCACATCTTGCCTGCATATTCATGCGCCTGCCCAGCAAACGTAAACGGGCTGCGCGAGTAAGCCACCGCATTAATGGTGCGAAAATCAATTTGCGCGATGCCCGTGTGGGTCGGCAATGCCAGAGGATAGTTTATAGCCATTATGCAAAAGACCTTCCGTAAGAGCCGCCACGCAGCTTGGCATCGGCAACAGCGGCCTTTGTAGCTTCAACCATCTTCGGCAACATTGAATTGACCTCGGCTCTGCTGACACCGTTGCCAAATGTGTTGTTCTGGATGACTGTGACGCCATCGCCGCCGCCGCTTGCCATGTTGTTTGTTTGCGCCGCGCTTAAAATGCGACCATTCTGTGATGGCACGAACAATTCCCGTCCATGCTCGCCCGTCATATACTGCTGACCCGCCTGCACAGAGCCGCCAGAAGCCATTGGGCGAAGTTGTGGGCGGAGGCTGGTTGCTGGCGCTGCTGAACCTATACCACCAATGAACCCAGAGATAGCACCGACAAGCTTCTGCACAACAAGCACGCGATACAACTCCTTGATGATCTGCGCAGCCATAGACTTGAAGGCGTCCTCGGCAGATGCAGTGCCGTCAATCATGCTCATAAAGGCATCTTCCATGCTGCCCTCAACGGTACTCATGATGGTACTTATCTGGTCAGCGTTGGCCCCCAATGCTTGAAGCGCTGGAGATGTCTGGGCTAGATTATCAAGCAGTCCTTGCGTTTCTGCTTTAAGTTTAGAGGCAGAGCCAGACAGTCGGTCTGAAGCCTCAATCGGTACGGCAACACTTTCGCCAAAAGAAACCATGCCACCCTTGGATTTTGCCAGCGCATCTTCAAGACTTTTAATGTTTTCTACTGTTCTGTTGAATTGATCTGTCAATGCTTGATCAGATTCAAGCATCCGAGCCTGCTCAGCACGCAACTCAACAAGGCGTGTCTCCACATCTGCATAAGCTTGAATTTTAGACGCACTGACCAAAGTGTCTGGAGAGGCAGAAATAGATCGTGCCGCATCCTGCGCATCAGAAATCGCGCTTACAACTCCAGCGTAAGCGTTTGAACCCAGAGCGATTGCTTTTTGTTCAGCCAAAGCCGCTTGAGCGTTCTCATGTCGCGATCTGGCTTCCTCAAGTTTTTTCTTTGCGGCCTCGACTGAGACAGCAGTAGACCTTCCAAGTGCAATATCAAGTTGCTGTGATTGCGTGATCTCATCGGCCATCGCTCTGACTACATTGTCAGTTGCAATCTCAAGATCGGTGGTAGGGTTTACAAATTCCTGCACCGCCTCAATGGCCGCAACAATGTTTGTCACAAATTGAGCAACAGCAGTTGCAGCCCCGACAAGGATTGGTGCAAGGTCAACAAGAACTTGGGACAAGTTAGCGCTTATGACCTTTGCCATAAGAGCAAGTTCCCCCTTTGCTTCAGCGGCGTTTGCGATCAAGTCCTCGTCCAACACAAATCCAAGCTGATCAGCTTTTTGTCTCATTTCGTCTATTGCAGCGCCGTTGTTCTTAAATGCAGCGACAAGTGCCGTACTGTCGCTGGCAATCCCCTCCATGTAGAACGTCATTTCAGACTGAGAAACATTTGCTTTTTCCAGAGCAGAGACATAAGCGCCAAGCTTCTGGTCTGAAGAAAGATCAGCAAAAGCATCAGCCGTCAGCCCAACTTTAGGCGCAATATACTCAAAGAAATCTTTAAGCGGCCCAGAGCCAGCTTCCGTAAAGTCACCAAACTTGTCGTTCACATCCTTCAGAATGTCGGCCAGTTTCTCTTGGCTGATCCCAAACTGCGCAGATGTAGCTGCTAAGATTTGAAACTCATCCGTCGCCACGCCAGACAGCCTTGAAAGGTTTCCTATCTCCGTCGCCATATTTAGAGCGCCGTTGATTGCTTGAACAGAGAAAGCCGCTGCCAGTATCGGCGCAACCCGCTTTGCCGCAGCCCCCAACATTTCAAACGACTTTGAAGACTTGGACAGATTAGCCTGCGATTTCTTGGCAAATTGCTCAACGCGCTTTTGACTGCGATCCATCGCCTTCGTGAACTCTTTGTCACGGGCGGAGAGAATAATGTTTAATTGTTCTGCACTAATTGCCATCTATTCGCTCCACAAGATCACGATATTGCTCCGCCGTCATGGCTTCAGAACCTGACTTCTTTGGTGAGTGTGCATCATTCCACCCCCCGAACACAAGCCAAGCGTCCTTCGGGATCATATCACGGATTTCATCAGGACGTAAGCTTATGACAATTCCGTTGGCTATCATGCCGCGAACATTCAATCGCTTTGGGGCTGGCTCACTGGCTTTTTTTTTACATCCGCATTTTCTATTGCATCAGGCATGAATGCCACGCCCAGAACGGCTTGAGCAATTTGGAAAAGCCGCATCAAGTCAGCAGGCGAACACTTGGCAATAACTTCGTCTGCTTCGTGGTCTTTCATGCCGCCGCCAACCAAAGCCAGAGCCAGCAAGTCGCGCACTTCTTGGCTTGAAGGCTTTTGACCACGGCCAAAGAAACCATCCCAAACTTCAAAGATGCCTCGGTGCTTGTCCTCAAAGCGCTCAATCTCACGATTGCGCAGCAAGAACGTGTAAGAGGTGTCGCCGATATACTCGACGACACCTCCACGCGGCGCTTCAGCAGTTATGCTCACTTATGCCGCCGCAAAGGTGACAGCACCATTGCTCTCAAGTGAGAGAGAATATGTCACGCCGCCTTCAGTCTCGCCGCCAAACTCAAGAGACGTGATACGGAAAGCGCCAGAATATGTGTCGAAGTCGGGAACCAATATCTGCATGTTGACCGCGTTGTCAGGAGACATCGCAACCGTGTTCATGCGAGCCTCTGCCGTGCTGTCTTCAAAGAAGCCATCGCCAGAAACGGCTACGTTTTTAAGGCCAGCAAGAGTTTGAGTCCACAAAGCGCCTTCTGGTGCTGTGCAGTCAGGGGTGGTCACATCAATAGATGAGTTGTTGATTGTGAGT